TATTAGAACCTTTTGCAGATGAAGAATATATTAACTGTGAATTCATAGGCGATAAACTAATTGAAGTTCATTTACGACGAAACGAAGATTTTGACAAAGCTGTTGACGAATTTATTCCAGTTTGGAAAAATCAAAGTACTGATCCGCCACAGGGTTACAAATACATAGAATATCCTGACTTGCATGGTAGAATAGGTGCGTTTGTTAAATAAAATAATTGACAAACTTTAATTTTTAGCGTATATTAAAGTATTATTAGGAGAATATATATGAGTGACAGAGTCTATGGGCCTGATGAGAAAGCAAAGCTTGAAAGACTAGTAGCCGAAGGTGTTGGTGTATTACAAGAAGTAGATGATTTACAAGAAGGATTGAAAGATACTGTTAAGGCAATTGCAGAAGAACTTAATGTAAAGCCTTCTTTGATTAACAAAGCAATTAAAGTAGCTTACAAGCGTGATTGGGATAAGCATGTAGATGATTTTGAAGACTTAGAAACAATAGTTTCTACAGTCGGAGTTGATAAGTAATATATGCCATACGTTGACGCTTTTTTTGATAGAGATGCAGATATAATTCGAATAGTAGAACGTATTGAAGGCAAGCGTGTTTTCAAAGACATTCAATCAAAATATACTTTCTATTACGCAGATGCTGCTGGAAAATATAAAAGTACACACGGCGAGCCTCTCAAAAGAATTGTATGTAAAAACACAAAAGAGTTTAAAAAAGAACTTGCTATAAACAAACATTTGAAGCTGTTTGAGAGTGATACTAACCCTATTTTTCAATGTTTGAGCGAAAATTATATAAATCAAGATGCACCTAAACTGAATGTTGCGTTTTGGGATATTGAGACTGACTTTGATCCGGATCGTGGATTTGCTCCAACAAATGATCCGTTCATGCCTATTACTGCTATCACTGTATATTTGCAATGGCTAGATATGCTAGTTACTGTTGCAATGCCGCCTAAAGGCCTTCCGTTAGAAGAAGCACAAGCCTTGTGTAACGAGCGCTGGGGTGAACAATGTATACTGTTTCCTAATACAGATCAAGGCGAGCGTGATATGCTTGAAGCATTCTTAGATCTTATTGAAGATGCTGATGTACACAGTGGCTGGAACTCAGAAGGTTATGATGTTCCATATACTGTTAACCGTATCAGTCGTATCTTAAGCAAAGACGATACTCGTAGATTTTGTTTATGGCAACAATTGCCAAAGAAACGTGAATTTGAAAAGTTTGGAAAAACAAGTGAGACATATGACACTATTGGCCGTGTGCATATGGATTATCTTAACTTGTATAGAAAGTACACTTACGAAGAACGTCATTCGTTTAAACTAGATGCAATTGGCGAATACGAAGTAGGTGAAAATAAAACTCCTTATGAAGGAACCCTTGACCAACTATACAACAATGACTTTGAAAAATTTATCGAGTATAACAGACAAGACGTTGCATTGTTAGACAAACTTGATAAGAAACTACGCTTTATTGATTTAGCTAACGAACTTGCTCATGCTAACACTGTGCTACTACAAACCACTATGGGTGCTGTAGCGGTGACAGAGCAAGCTATTGTTAACGAAGCGCATCGACGTGGTATGCAAGTACCAAACAGAAAAGAACACGAATCAACGCAAGCTGCTGGTGCTTATGTTGCTTATCCAAAAAAGGGCTTACACAAATGGGTTGGCTCTATGGATTTGAATTCTCTATATCCGAGTGTAATTCGATCTCTTAATATGGCTCCTGAAAGTATTGTCGGACAACTGCGGCCTGAGGAAACTGACGCTTACATACACGAGCAAATGACTCTTAAGAAAAAGTCTTTTGCTGCTTCATGGGAAGGGTTGTTTGGCACGTTCGAGTACGAACATGTTATGCAGCAGAGACGTGATAAAATGATTACTGTAGACTGGGAAGATGGTCGTACCGATGTCCTTAGTGCAGCCGAAGTACACAAACTTATTTTTGATAGCAATATGCCGTGGATGCTAAGTGCAAATGGCACTATTTTTACACACGAGTTTGAAGCAGTTATTCCTGGTATTCTAAAACGTTGGTATGCTGAACGTAAAGAACTGCAAGGCATGCTTAAAAAAGCAATCGCTGCTGGCAATCAAGCCGAAATTGAGTATTGGGATAAACGACAGCTTGTTAAAAAGATTAACCTAAACTCTTTGTATGGTGCAATTTTGAATCCTGGCTGTAGATTTTTTGATAAGCGTATTGGACAATCAACTACACTAACTGGCAGACAAATCGTTAAACATATGAGTGCAGAAGTAAACAAAGTTGCCACTGGCGAGTATGATCATGTTGGCGAAACTGTTATTTACGGCGATACTGACTCTGTATATTTCTCTGCATACCCGGTACTCAAAAAAGAGGTCGAAGCAGGCAACATTCCTTGGACTAAAGATAATGTAATTACCTTGTACAATCAAATTGCCGATCAAGCAAACACAACTTTTCCGGACTTTATGTTGCGTGCTTTCCATTGCCCAAACAGCCGTAGTGGTGTGATTGCAGCAGGCAGGGAAATTGTAGCACAAACTGGCCTATATATTACTAAAAAGCGTTATGCAGCACTTGTTATTGACGACGAAGGCAATCGAAAAGATATAGACGGTAAAACTGGTAAAGTAAAAGCAATGGGCCTTGATCTGCGTCGTGCTGATACACCGCCTTACATGCAAGAATTCTTAATGAAAGTGCTTACCCGTGTATTAGAAGAAGCGCCTCAACAAGAAATTTTAGACATGATTATTCAATTTAGAAAAGATTTTGAATCACGTCCTGCGTGGGAAAAAGGTACTCCTAAGCGTGTTAATAATCTAAATAAATTTAGAACCGCGGAAGAAAAACAAGGCAAAGCAAATATGCCTGGACATGTAAGAGCAGCACTAAATTGGAATACTTTAAAGAAAGTTAACAATGATAAGTATTCAGAAGATATTGTCGACGGCATGAAAACAATTGTTTGTAAACTAAAACCAAATCCTTTAGGTTACACTAGTGTTAGTTACCCAACTGATCAGCTAAGACTGCCGCAATGGTTTACTGAACTGCCGTTTGACGATGCTGCAATGGCAGAGACAATTATTGATAATAAAATATCAAACCTTATTGGCGTACTGAACTATCCATTAGAAGACACAAAGCAAAATACAACATTTGCAAGTTTATTTGAGTTTGGAGATTAAATGAAGTTTTATATTACTGGCACACGTAGAGGTTTAGGCAAAGCTCTAGCAGAAAAATACGGAAATTGTGAAAACTTAGAAGACTGCGATGTTTTTGTAAATTGTAAGCATGATTGTTTCTCACAAGTTGAACTTTTGTATGATGCTGCTGCATTAGGTAAAAAAATTATTAATATTAGCAGCAACAGCGGCGACGGAAACAAACCAACCCCACATATCTATGCAGTAGAAAAGGCTGCGTTAGACAAAGCAAACGAACAACTTTATTACCAAGGAGTAGATACAACTAGCGTACGATTTGGATGGTTTGATAGTCCAAGAGTTGCACATGTCGAAGCTAATAAAATGAGTTTAGATTATTGTGTAAGTGTAATTGACTGGATACTACAACAGCCGCATCGAGTAAAAGATATTACTATTACGCCTAAGGGATAATTATGCAGGAAAAACGTATTATTTTAATTAGCGAATTTATAGAACAAAAATTACGTAAAGAGAAAGAATTAGAATACTATGAAAAAGAGCTTTTAGAATTACAGCGTAAAATTGGATACTTACGTAGAGAAGTAAACCTTACAAACACTATTATTGATATGATTAAAACTGAACAAGTACAAGACTTTAAAGAACAAATATTAGAAAAAACCAAACCTTTATTACCCGGAGCAGATAAATGAAAATGGGCTTTACTGCGTCTACGTTCGATCTATTACATGCCGGCCATGTACAGATGCTTGCAGATGCTAAAGAAAAATGCGATTACCTAATTGTGGGGTTACAGGTAGACCCATCGGTAGATAGACCTGAAAAGAATAAACCAGTGCAAACCCTTGTAGAGCGATACGTACAACTTAAAGGTGTAAAATATGTAGATGAAATTGTGTGTTATCAAACTGAAGAAGACTTAATAGATATACTTAAAATTTATCCTATAGCAGTTAGAATATTAGGAGAAGAATACAAAGAAAAAGAATTCACTGGTAGAGAATTATGTAAACAAAAAAACATAGAATTGTTTTTTAATAAAAGAGATCATAGGTTTAGTTCTAGTGACATCCGTCAACGTGTATGCGATGCACTTAAAGAAAAACAGCCTACAACCCCGTGGTATAAAAATATTATTCCGCCTAAATTATAATCTAAATATATTGACAATCCGTTAACTTTATACTACAATAAAATATTGGAGAACTTATAATGAAAGACATTTTACAAGATATTGTCGCACACACCCATACACTTGGCTTACCAATGGTAAAAGTAAGTGTTAGCGATTCTAATGAAACAGTTATTGAGTCAATGGCTGAAGATCGAAGCGTAGTAGTGAGTGCAAAAACACACACCCCTGTTGTTGAATTTACCGATACTTTTGGCATGCCAAATCTCGATAAACTTTCTTTGCACTTAAAAAATCCCGAATATAGAGAAAATGAAAAAATTGATGTAGTAACCGGCGATCGCAATGGTGAAACTGTTCCTACACACATTCATTTTGAAAACTCTAGCGGCGACTTTCAAAATGATTATCGCTTTATGAGCAAAGCGATTATAGAAGAAAAATTAAAAGCAGTAAAGTTTAAAGGTGCTGCCTGGGCTATTGAGTTTGAACCAACACTAGCAAGTATAAGCAGACTAAAACTAATGAGCGCTGCACACTCTGAAGAACCATTATTTAGAGTTTATACTGAAAACAATAATCTTATGTTTTCATTTGGTGATCAAAGCACACACGCTGGCGAATTTGTGTTTGAGCAAAATGTTTCAAGTAGTTTACAACATTCATGGTTTTATCCAGTGGCACAAGTGCAAAGCATTCTAAATCTAGATGGTGACGTTACTATGAGCATTTCAGATCAAGGTGCAATGAAAATTACTGTAGACAGCGGCATGACTACATACGACTACATTATTCCAGCTCAAAGTAAGTAATGATTACAAATTTAACTGAAACTCAGAATGACTATGCTATATTTCTTCCTGCACTAAGTGGTTTTTATGCCACTTATGTAGGTAAGCAACGATTTGAAGAATATGTTCCTAAAGACCGTATTCCAAACAACTTATCAAATGGCGTTGAAAGTTTAAACTACCTTAATAAATCCCAAGGTAAGTTCCAATACAAGTGGACACTATACTCAGCCGGGCATGCTGACTTAGACACAACTAAAAAAGCACCTAAAGAAGATATGGTACGCAACCGTGATAGAAATAACACTTGGGTACTAGGTGATTCAGGTGGCTTCCAAATTGGTAAAGGTGTTTGGGAAGGCAATTGGAAAGATCCAAATTGCCCAAAAGCACACAAAAAACGAGACAGCGTCTTAAAATGGATGGATGCATACATGGATTATGGCATGATCCTTGATATTCCGGCATGGGTGTCACGATCAGAAGCAGGACAACGTGCAACTGGCATTACTACCTACCAAGAAGCTGTCGATGCTACACGTATTAATAATGATTATTGGCAAAAGAATCGAACAGGTGCTTGTAAGTTCTTAAATGTACTACAAGGCGAAAACTTTGAACAAGCTGATGACTGGTACGAGCAAATGAAGGACTATTGTGATCCTTCGATTTATCCTGACACACACTTTAATGGCTGGGCAATGGGTGGTCAAAACATGTGTGATATAGAATTAGCTATAAAACGTCTTGTTACACTGCATTTTGACGGCTTATTACAAAAAGATATTCATGATGTAATGCACTTTCTAGGCACAAGTAAGCTTGAATGGGCTGTGCTTCTTACTGATGTACAAAGAGCTATTCGTAAGTATTACAACGAAAACTTTATGATTACGTTTGATTGTGCTTCGCCGTTCCTTGCTACTGCAAACGGACAAATTTATATACAAACTGAAACTGAAGATAGAACTAAGTGGGTTTATCGAATGGTGCCAAGTGTTGATAACAAAAAATACGCAACAGACCCTAGAGGGTTCCGTGATGCTGTACTACAAGATGGTATATTTGATAACTTTACAGATTCTCCAATAAGTGACGGAATGCTAGTAAGCGATGTTTGTACATATGCACCTGGAGATCTAAATAAAATTGGCAAGGAAGGTAAAACTTCATGGGATAGCTTTTCGTATGCACTACAAATGGGTCACAATGTATGGAGTCATATAAACGCTGTACAAGAAGCTAATCGCCAGTATGATTCGGGTATAATACCTAAGATGCTAGTGCAAGAAACTTTTGATCGTGTATATTTTAGAGATGTTGTAGAAAGTATTTTTAGTATCAAAGATCGAGATCTTGCACTTGCAGAAGTAGAAAAACATAGACGCTATTTCTTATCTATTATTGGCACTAGAGGCGCTATTGGTAAAAAGACTATCAATGCTAGTGCTAACTATAATAAATTCTTTGAATAGGATAACCAATGACCGAAGAAAATATTGAATACGTAGCATATGACAAAAATAATGACATATTATTTGCTACTAGAGATAAAAATGATTTTGACTATTTTTTAGCTAATAATTCTAATGTAGCGTCAACTATATTAAGAGAAATAAAACCAGACACAGACGATACAGATCCGTTATCATCAACTGCAACTGATGTTGCACAAGCAGACAATATAGGAGTAAGCAATTGACGATATTTGTAAAAGAAGACTTTGTTTCACATGCAGGTCTCGATCTTAAATGGAAAATTGAATGCGACGGGTTAACTGAAGATGATTGGGAGTGCCTTGCTCTTATGATTTCAGAAATTGAAAATCGTCCTTTTTCTAAAGTAGTGGGTATTCCACGGGGAGGTTTACCACTACAGTATGCGATGGAAAAATACGCCAGCGGCAATCCCGATGATCCAGTACTAATTGTAGATGATGTATACACTACAGGTACAAGTTTTAAAGAGTTTGTTGAAGAAAACTATGCAGATCAAAAAGTAATTTGTTGGGTAGCATTTGCAAGAAACCCTGCAAATCAACAAGTTAATGCCTTATTCCAAATGGCATCAAGTATGTGGAAGAATCTAAAATGAATCGAGACTATGATACTGGCGAAAAGAATGATGTTACGTTCTTTACTGGCTATGAAGTAGAAAAAACCCCTGCATTTGATCTAAAAACCCTGTTTGTTGTAGGTTTACAAAGTGTAGACTTTATCGAACGTTTTTATAAACAAGAAGAATGCGAACACATTTTCTTCGGCGCAAATCACTCTTTTAAGATACCGCATCATACTACACTTGATAAATGGGAAAAGATGATTAAACATTTTCTAGATAAAGACATCATGTGTAGTTTAGATTTATCTACAGATTTTGCTGGAGATCTATTGGAAACTAGTTTAGTTGAATATCATAATTTTATTCCGCAGTTGAGAGTAGTTGTACCATATGTTAAGCAATGGCCCTACAACACTATGGTAAAAATTGATGATAAAGACTTTAAAGCAACGAATCCGGGTGTATGGTGTCATACGCTGCATGAACTAACCAATCATCATTATCATACAGATTGGTCAAAATATACACTTGACAAAGTTTTAAAATAATTGTATATTAAGTATATTGTTAATAACAACAAAGAACTTACACAATGAGTAAAATGCTTGCAAAGCGACACATTTGGGTAACTTTTCAACGAGAAGGTATCCATAAATATCCAGCAGCACTAGAAGATCCTAGTCTTGCTACTGGAGACAAATATGACGTTAGTTTTTTAGGTTATCCTCATCGTCATATTTTTCACTTCAAGGTTCAAATTGAAGTGTTTCACAACGATCGTGATATTGAGTTTATTCAATTTCAACGATGGTTGCAAGAGCTGTACGAACAAGGCACTCTTGAACTAGATTACAAGTCGTGTGAAATGATTGCAGACGACTTGTATGATATGATTTCCGAACGGTATACCGGACGGGCTATTACTATTAACGTTAGCGAAGACAACGAAAACGGTTGTCGTATTTACTATCCTGCTAAACTGGAGAAAATTGACTAATGGGCATTCAGAACCCAACTATCCGTAAAGTTTTTGACGATCTTGACAAGTTCCGCGACTACTGTCGCTTTGAAGGCAAGGTTTTTAATGAGAAGGATCTTTACAAACAAGATTCAGAAGTGTGGCAAGCATATCAGCGACATCAAGGCTGGCTGCGTGCAAAAGCTCGTAATGCAAATAGGAATCGAGGATGACCGTATACATTGTTGACATAGAAGCTGTTGATACACGCTATACAAAACAATGGAAGACGCATTTACCCGAGCAACTGAGATTAGCAACTAACGAGGAAGTAGTTGTTATTTCAGGCGGTGAAACGCCTCAGGCTACTACGCCTGGGGCTTTTCTAAATTTTGGCGGTACTAATGTGTACAAGAGTAACCAACTAGCACAGATTGGTGAAATGTTTTGTAACGGTGAAGTTAAAGACGGCGACTACTTTCTTTATACTGATGCGTGGAACCCTACAGTAATTCAATTAAAATATATGGCTAGTTTGCTAGGCGTTGATATTAAAATCGGCGGTATGTGGCATGCTGGCAGCTATGATCCGCAAGACTTTTTAGGGCGTCTTATTGGCGATGCTCCCTGGGTACGTTCAGCAGAGCACAGTATGTTTAGTTGTTATGATCATAACTTTTACGCAACTAATTTTCACATTGACTTGTTTGCTGACGAGTTCTTTGAGTATAATAACGATACACTTTTAACTGAAGTTAACTCATCAGTTATACAAGTTGGTTGGCCAATGGAGTATTTAAAAACTGCTCTTGAGCCATACAGGCATATGCCTAAAAAAGATATTGTTCTTTTCCCGCATCGTATTGCACCTGAAAAACAATTACATATTTTTAAAGATCTTGAAGATCAGCTTCCGCAATATGAGTTTATTGTTGCACAAGAACAAGATCTGTCTAAGCACGATTATCATATGTTGCTAGCAAAGTCTAAAGTGGTGTTTAGCGCTAACCTACAAGAAACACTTGGCATTAGTTGGTACGAAGGTGTACTAGTAGATACTATTCCTATGGTACCCGATCGTCTTAGTTACGCAGAGATGGCCGACGAAAACTTCTTGTATCCAGGTGATTGGACTGAAGATTACGATGCATACGAACATTTTAAAGAAGATGTAGTAGCAACGATTAAAGACTACATGAATAACTACGAGAGTTATTTGCCAACGTTAGAAAAACAAAAAGAAAGACTTCACTCATTCTTTCAAGGAGATAGGTTGTATGACGCAATCAAAAACCGTTAAAGCAGGCTCTATATCATTACCTGATGCAAAAGGCGATGTAACCATAGACATGCACACAATTAAAGAATTTGCCGAATCGTTAACTGCTGCTAGCAGCAGTATTTTTACTGCTAGTAATAGTTTTTCTGCTACAACATACGCAGACGGTACTTGGTGGCACGCAAGCAGTGCAGCAACTACTGGTCATCTGTATGATATTAATTTGTTAAGTGACCAAACGCTTTGGGAAGAACGTTTACCTGGTGTTAACGAAGTAAATGCCCTAGCAGAAGAATACCCAGCTTTTGCAAAAGCATATGAGCAGTTTCGTAATGCTTACAATTTAGTAATAGATGATTGGAAAAGTAAAGATGAATAAAAAGTATTTCAACTGGGATACTATTACCAGTATGACTATGAAAATTGCCAGCCAAATTCGCAAAAGTAATTGGCGTCCTGATTACATTGTTGGATTGACCCGTGGTGGATTAGTACCTGCTGTACTGCTTTCCCATGAACTAAATGTACCATGTGAAACACTAAAAGTATCTCTTAGAGATAGTAAATTGAATGAAAAGTATAACGACACTTATGCAAAAGGAATAGCAGAATTAGAATCAAACTATTGGATGGCTGAAGATGCATACGACGGTAAAAAAATACTCATTGTAGACGACATCAATGACACAGGTGAAACTTTACTTTGGATTCAGGAGGATTGGCAGGATTGTGTAGTTAAAGGTAACGAACGCTGGAAAGATATCTGGGGCGACAACGTGCGTGTTGCAGTACTACACGATAATATGCCTAGTAAATTCCAAAATGTTACTTATGTAGCTTCAGAAATTAATAAGAACAAGGATCCACAGTGGATTGTTTATCCTTGGGAGAAAGATGATAATGTATAATAACACTGATCTAATTGTTGCAACAAAAAAGTATGATGTATACTCTGTAAACAAACCTTTAGTGGACGGACATATTGTGTTTGTACCAAAAAAAGAAACATGGCAAAGTCTATGTCATTGTTTTGAAGCTGCATATAAATGGGGTTACGATTGGGTTGAAAAAGATTACTGTAAATCTTTCCATGTGATACAGAATGTAGGTGAGATTGCTGGTAATTCAAACGGTAATCTAGTATATCTTGTACCTAGACAAGAGTCAGATAAAATTAACTTAACTAAAGTTAAAGATTTTTTTAATTTTGTTTGACAAAAACCTAAATACATTACATAATAAACTTATGACATCCACGTCAATAACTCGGAGAAATAAATGAAAAAATACGAAGAAATTACACAACGAATTAAAGAAGTAGACGGCAAGTATCACGCTAATGATAATATTAATTGGGCCATCTTTGACGGAGAAAAAGAACAATTAATTGACGAACTTACTGAAAAGTTTGAAGGTGTCTTAGACGCACTTATTATCGATCGAGAAAATGACCCTAATTCTCAAGACACAGCACGTCGTCTTGCAAAGATGTATTATAACGAGATTATGAGTGGACGATACGACGATCGTCCTAATGCCACTGCATTTCCTAACGTAACAAATGATCCTTACAAAGGTATGTTAGTAGTACGCAGTGAACTAAAAAGTATGTGTTCGCATCACCACCAGC